GAGAGTTTTTGAAGCATGAGCCAATTAATAACAACAGATACTCAGACGCAAGAAATTGACTCAGAGTTAGTAGAACTATTTGAAATAGAAATGCCAGATGGCACAGAGCTATATGTGCACCCAGGTTTAGATTCTGATCTTACTACTGTGCAACTAAAAAGCATTACTGCTCCTACTAGTGGTAATTACTCTGTAAATACATATTTAGCAATACCCATGATGATCGACGGATTAGATATACAATCGTCAGGAGCAAGTAATAGGCCCGCCTTAACTATAGCCAACGTAGGAACTATATTTAGTAGTCAGGTAGGAGATTTTAAAAACGACGATTTGATAGGAAAACGTATAAGACGTAGAAGAACCTTACGAAAATACTTAGTAGGAGAATCCGATGATACAGGGGCTACGGTAGCTTCCATAGAGTTTCCTCGACAAGATTATATTATAGATAGAATTTCAAGTGAAACTAATGTTTCTATAACTTTTGAAGTTGCAACTCCTTTTGATCTTGAAGGTATTAAGCTGCCCAGAAGAGTAGTTGTAGGAAAGTATTGTAGTTGGAAATATCAAGGACATGATAATGGTATAGGAGGAGGGTGCACTTGGAAATTAACAGGTGGCGTAAATTATAAAGGCTCTGATAATAATACTTACACTCATAATGCTTACTTTGATGTAAATGATTCTCCTTTAATAGGAGCAGTACCTTCAGGAACTTTAGCACATAGTACAAGCACTGCTTATACAGAAAGTAACTATGTTTCAACAGGGTCTGGATCTGATATACGTTATTGGTTATGTGTAATTGCAAATACAAATAAAACTCCAAGTGATAGCTCTGAGTTTTGGAAAGAAGCTTTTTTGTGGAGTGAGTGGTCTACTACCGGATTTGTTATAGGAGATAGAGTAAGATATCTATCAAAAACAATATGGAAATGTAAAGTTGCTCATACTGCAAGTGTTTCAAATGGTATTGTTCCTACAAGTAAAAGTGCTTATTGGGTACGAGAAGACGTATGTGGAAAAACTATAGCTTCTTGTAAATGCAGATATGGATTTGTACCTGTTGCTGCTACAGGTTCCAATTTAGCTCCTTCAGGCACTAAAAATTCAGCGGCTCGTTTACCTTTTGGAGGGTTCCCTGGAACATTAAAATTTTAAATGATTGAACACTTAGAAGAAATACAAGAACACTTTGAAAAGTGGTATCCAAATGAAGGTTGTGGAGTCTTAGCAGTAGTAAAAGGTAAAATAAAGTGGTTTCCCTGCGACAATGTTTCAAAAACAGGCAATGATTTTGTTATAGACTCAAAGCAATATATTAATATAGGACATAGATCAGATATTATAGCTATAGTTCATAGCCACCCTGATGCTAGTAATAAACCTAGCGAAAATGATATAAAATATTGTAATACTATAGGACTACCTTATTATATATTTAGTTACCCCAGTATGGAATTAAATATTTTGGAACCTAAAAATGTTAAGAAGTCTTTGTTTGGTAGAGACTATGAGTTTGGAGTAAATGATTGTTTCGAAGCAGCAAGAGATTACTATATAGCAAAAAATTTAAGTATTCCTAAACGTCCCTTATTCGAAGACGATTGGTGGAAAAAAAGTTTAGACTATTTTACAGAAGAATATATTTCTACATGGAATTTTAAAAAAGTAGAAGGAAATATGAAAGAAGGAGATTTTTTAGTTTTTACTATAAATGCTTCTGTAGGTAACCATTGTGGAGTTTATTTAGGAGATGATATATTTTATCATCACGCAGAAAACAGAATATCTTGTAGGGAAAATCTATACCCCTATTGGAAACAGTACATAACAGGAGTTTATAGATATGCAACGTAATGTATACTTACAAGGAGATTTAGCCAGTAGATTTGGAGATAAATTTACAGTAAATACAGATAATTATTCAGATATTTTTAAATGTATACAAGTAAATAGGCCAGAGTTTATACCCTATCTTCACAAATGTGACAAAGAAGATATAGGTTTTATAGTTGAAACAGCAGGAGAAAGCATAGATGAAGAAGGCTTATTACTTCCTTTAAAAGAAGGAGATATAACTATATCTGTAGTACCTGCAGGATCAAAATCAGGGTTTGCAAAGATACTGGCAGCAGTAGCCATCTTTTTTATATTAGGACCTATGGCTGCAGAAGCTTTTAAAGTTTTAGGTACGGGTGCAGGTTCTATGAGTACTATGGCTGCTTATGGAGTAGTTACCGGTTTAAGTATAGGAGTAAATTTGGCTCTTACAGGTATACAACAACTCATGGCCCCCGATCCTGCAGTAGATCAAGATGCTCCAACAAATTACTTGTTTAGTGGAGGAACAGGAACTGTTGTAGAAGGAGATCCAATTCCTATATTATATGGAGAACTAAGAGTTCCTGGAAGACCTATTGCAGTAGATACACGGCAAGGCTATTCAACGACTAACAATACACGATACGGCAGCGGCGGAGGAACATACAATTCTGACGGCGGAAAAACGGTACATAAATAATGATAGATTTATATCCTCAAAAATCAAGCACATTTTTAAAGTCAGTGAGATCTGCAGACAGACAATCTATTGCAATAACTGATTTAATTTCAGAAGGCCCTGTTTATGGTCTTGTAGATGGTCAAGCTTCTGTATATTTAAATGATGATAGGGTTGCTCCTTTAAGTTCTGCACCTGTTCGTGCAAGCACAGGGCCCATGTCTGTAACTTTAACAAATGGATCCACCACCGCTACAATTACAGGAAACGTTGTTGATAATCCTTTACTAGCAGCGGAGTATGGAGATAAGTATTTAATAGTTCGAGGAGGTAATGGAACCACAACTGTTACAGCTGCAGTAACTACTAATGGAGTTGCAGATGGAAATAACTCTACTCCTATTACTACAAGTAGTAACTTTTTTACAAATGTAATGAGAACTGCTCCTTCAGAAAAAGGTAGTCTTGAAGACTTTGTACCTGCACGTCTTGTGCCAAAAGCAGGAAACGGTACAACAGTAGATGGTGAAGAGGAAGAAGGTATTATTACCACTGTAGCAAGTGGAACTTCAGCTACTTTTGTTGCCGGGGATGATGGACCAGGAGGAGTATGGTTACCTGATGAAGATTCTTATGATATTGTATTAGATAAAATAGTAAAGATAGCAAGTATTTCAGGAACAACAATTACTTTGTCGAGTAATTGGGATGCAGCTACAGGTTCTTACAAATTTGATGTAAGTGGTGCAACTGTACAAACAGCAGTTGATGAAATTGATCAGACAAAAATAAGTAAATATAAAGGAGTAACCACTCAATTTAGAGTAGGAACTCTTTCACAAACTGCTTTCTCAGGAGAAGGTGGTATAGGCTCTACTTCAATATCTAATAGTCCTAGTGCTGGAGGTAGTATTGAATGGACTACAGGTTTTGGAGGTTCCCAAGCACCTAAAGAACTACTAGGCTCTTCTAGCTCTGGTTTTAATCTTACAGCTTCTCAGTTGAAAGAAGTAGACGAAGCTCGTATAACTTTTGCTTATGGAGCACACTATGCTATTAGTGGCAAAGGAAATGATAAAACTACTTATACTCGCTATAAGATTCAATTAGCTCTCAAAGCTGTAGGTGCCGCAGATTTTGATACCCCAATTACTATAGACGATAATAAAATACATGCTGGAATGTATAAAAATAGTGTTACATGGGTAGAAAATATTGACTTAACACGATATCGTCCTTTTGCAGATTTTAAAGTAATTATTAGTCGTAAGACAAACCATGAAGGTCCCGCTTATAAAACACCTACTGAAACATATCATGATTGGACTCAAGTAACAAGTGCAAGTATATCTCAAACAACTTGTGTAATAAAAGAAATACTTACACATCCCTACTCGGCAATGGCAAAAGTAACTTTTGGAACAGATCAGTTTCAAAGTATGCCTTCGAGAACTTATCATACGAGAGGATTAAAAGTTCTTGTTCCCTCTAACTATATAACTCGAGAAGAGACCGGAGGGGCAGCTACTTATAATCGTAATACTTCAACAGGTGCTATTGAAGCAACATATCAAGACTGGGATGGTGCTTTTAGATCTTCTAAAGTTTATACGAATAATCCTGCTTGGGTATTTTATGATATTCTTTTAAACAACCGATATGGGCTAGGAGACTTTTTAAAAGATACCGATATTGATAAATTTTCTCTTTATAGGATAGCAAGATACTGTGATGAGTTAGTACCTGATGGAAAAGGCGGACAAGAGCCCCGTTTTACTGCAAACCTTTATCTTACAAAACAAGCAGATGCGTTTAAAGTATTAAAAGACATGGCAACAACTTTTCGTTCCATGGTTTACTACCTAGACGGGCAAGTAGTTCCTGTTATAGACGCTCCAAAAGGTCCTGTTTATAACTTTACAAAAGCAAATGTTATAGAAGGGGCTTTTGCTTATGAAGGTACAGGAAGTAAAACAAGAATAAATCAAGTTATAGTTAGTTGGATGAATCCGGATGCGAACTATGCTCTCGAGCCTTTGATCGTAGAAGATAGGATAGATATTGCTAAAAATGATGGAGTTATAATTTCTCAAAATTCAGTTGCGTTTGGTGCAACTTCTGAAGGACAAGCAACTCGTTATGGCCGTTGGAAACTTTGGACAGCTGCTAATCAAAAAGAAGTTGTAAAATTTAGTTCTTCACTAAACGCATCCTTTTTGGTTCCTGGAGATATTATTAATGTTCAAGATTCGGATCGTCATTCTGTAAGATACGGTGGACGTATATCTAATACAGGCGTTAAT